CACGGCGGCCGCAATGGCCGCCGCTGAACCCCGCAACGGGAGAACGCATGTCCGAGGAGCAGCAGAACGAGGGCGCCGGTGACGGCTCGGAGAACGGCCAGCAGGTCGGGGCCGAGCAGGAAGGCGGCGGTCAGCAGGAGGGCCAGGAGCAGGGCGGTACCGAGCAACTCGGTGACGCCGGCAAGAAGGCCCTCGACGCGATGAAGGCCGAGCGCAAGGCCGCGCTGGCCGTCGAGAGGGCGACCGTTAACGCGCTAGCCGAGCTGCACGACAAGACCCCGGCCGAGATACGTGCCGCCATCAAGGGCGGCACGCTGGCCGAGGTGATCGGCAAGCCTGCGGTCGCGGCGGCCGACGGCCAGCAGCAGCCGGACGTCAACAAGCTTGTCGCGCAGGCCAAGCGGGAAGCGTTGGCCGACGCGAACTTGCGCATCCTGCGCGCCGAGGTGCGTGCGGCGGCGGCCGGGAAGCTGGCGGACCCGGCCGACGCTCTCACGATGCTCGACCTGACCAAGTTTGAGGTCGGCGACAACGGTGAGGTGGACCCCGGCGAGCTCGCCGATGCCATTGGCGAGCTGGTGTCCCGCAAGCCGTATCTCGCGGCCAACGCCACCACGACCACCTTCGGCAAGTCCGATGGCGGCGTGCGCGGCGGCGGCAAGGCCCCGTCACTCGACGAGCAGATATCCACGGCCGAGAAGGCCGGCGACTACAACACGGCGCGCCAGCTCAAGGTTGCCAAGCTCGCCGCCTCAACCAAGTAACCCGTCCGGCCGGTGCGGCCGGCTGACATCCTGAAAGGGGTGTGCACCGTGGCCGGAATCACCGGGCAGGGAACCACCTTCGGATTGCCCAACTTCACCGGCGAGCTGTTCGCGGCGACGCCGTCCGACACCCCGTTCCTGTCCGCGATTGGTGGACTGTCGGGCGGCAAGGCCGTCACGTCGACCGAGTTCGAGTGGCAGGGCTACGACCTGCGGACCAACGGTCAGAACACCAAGGTCGAAGGTGCCGCGGCGCCGACGGCCGAGGAGCGCGTCCGGTTCAACGTGACGAACGTGTGCGAAATCCACCACGAGGCCATCGACGTCTCGTACACGAAGCAGGCCGCGGTCGGGCTGAAGTCCGGTTCGAACAACGACCAGCCGAACCCGATCACGTCCGAGCTCGACTTCCAGACCCAGCAGATGATCAAGCAGATCGGCCGGGACGTCGAGTTCACGTTCGTGCGGGGCCACTACGTGAAGCCCAGCGACAACACCAAGCCACGGCAGTCCCGGGGCCTGCTGGAGGCGATCCAGACCAACGTGCAGACGATCAGCACGGCGACGGTCACGACTGGCTTCACCCTCCAGGCTGCCGGCGACACCGTGACGAAGACGTCGCACGGCCTGACCAACGGCACTGTCGTGACCATGTCTGCGGTCACCGGTGCGACCACTGTCGTCAGCAACAACGCCTACTACGTCGTGGGCGCCACCACCAACACCTTCCAGCTGGCGCAGCTGCCCGGCGGCGCGGCGATCGACATCGACGTGGACGGCACCGCTTCGGTCATCACCAACACGTCCAGCACGGACCTGACGCAGGACAACGTCAGCGCGCTGATGCAGCAGGCGTTCGACAACGGCGGCATCCAGGAGGGCGAGACCGCGACCCTGATGCTCAACAGCTTCCAGAAGCGCCAGGTCACCAAGGCGTTCCTGGGGTCGGGCACCTACGTGCTCCAGACCCGCAACGTCGGCGGCGTCAACCTCCAGACGCTGGAGACCGACTTCGGCACGCTGAACCTGATGCTCAACCGGCACATGCCGACCTCGCAGATCGCGGTCGTGTCGCTGGAGCAGTGCCGGCCGTGCTTCCTGGAGGTCCCCGGCTCGGGGCACTTCTTCCTGGAGCCGCTGGGCAAGGTCGGTGCGTCGACGAAGTACCAGCTGTACGGGGAGATCGGCCTGGAGTACGGCAACGAGAAGGAGCACGCCAAGCTCATCGGCCTGCGCACCAGCTGATCGACACCACGAGGCCGGGAGGTCGCCATGCCGCAGCCGTTCGCGACGACGGACGACCTCTCGGCCTACCTGGTCGCCACCGGCCAGCCGGCGCTCACCTCGGCGCAGCTGCCAGGTGCAACGTTCCTGCTGGCGGCAGCGTCTGCCGCGGTGAGGCGGGAGACCGGCCAGCAGATCACCGCCGGCACTGCCACCGCCGAGATCCAAGGGCACCATCTGGACGAGGTCGAGCGGTTCGCGCTCGCCGACCCGTACACCGTCAACCCCTGGGCTGGCGGATACGGGCGTACGCAGGTGCGGGTCCGAAGGGATCTGCTGCTGCCGCAGCAGCCTGTGCGCGCTGTGCAGGCCGTCGTGCTCAACGGCACGCCCATCGCGGATTGGGAGCTGCACGGCGGGGCGCTGTGGCGTCGGTGCGGCTGGCCCGGTTGGGCCATGGTGACGTGGACGTACGGGTTCTCTGAGGTGCCGGATGACGTCAAGGGCTGGGTGCTGATGTCGTCGGCGGAAGCGCTGCGCGGCGCGGTGCCCGTGTTGTCGGAGCAGATCGTCGAGTACGCGTACTCGCGCGGCCAGGGCCTGCCGGGCGATCACCTCGGCTACGGCATCGGCGCGCTGCGCGAGGCCTACCGGATCGAGATGAACACCGTGGTGCGCTCGGCGCGCTACTGAGCGAGGAGAAACAGCATGGCCACCATCCACCTCGTTGACCTCGACGGTCGCGAGCACTGGGCCGACGCCGACAGCGAGTTCGCCAAGAGCGGCCTGGAGAGCGGGCACCTGCGGCCGGCCGGCGAGCCGGCCACCGAGCAGGTCGAGGAGACCGGCGAGGAGGCCGAGGATGCCACTGTGGAACAGGACGGTGACGGTGCGGACGCCGACGGCGACTCGGATGGATCCGGTCAGTCGCGTCGCTCTCCCCGCGGATCCCGTCGACGTTGAGGGCGTGAAGGCCTTCCTGGCCCAGGACAACACGGCCAGCGTCGGTCGCGGCATCGAGAAGGCGGCCGATCAGGACACCACGATCTCCATTTACACCGCGGTGTTCTTCGATCCAGACCTCATGTTGGTCTCGAAGTCAGTGGTCATCGACGAGGAAACAGGCGAGCAGTTTGAGGTGATCGGCAAGCCTGCCAAGCGGGCCGGCCTCGCCACCGGAACCGCGTTCGTCGCCGCGCAGTTGCGACTCATCTCCGACCTGCAGGGGGCGTGATGGCCGACATCGTGGGCGTGCGGGTCACGCTCGCCGCCGACATCGACAAGCAGGCCATGACGCTCTCCGAGTCGGACCGGATCCAGATCGCGGACGAGTGCGCGGCACAGATCCGCGCGGAGGCCACGGTCGAGACCGGCTCGTTCCGGGACCACGTCGAGGTTGTGCACACCGGCGGCGGACACGTCGCCGTCATCGACACCGACGACGGCGCCGAGTGGATCGAGTACGGCAACAGCCGGCAGCCGGCGCACTCGACGATGGTCGGCGTGATGTCCCGGTTCGGGAGGTACTCCGGGGTCAAGCCTCGCGGTGCCCGGGGCCGGCGGTGATCCCCAGTCAGATGCCGTGGTTTGGCGGCATCGTCATCAGCTTGCTCGCCGCCGACGCCGAGTTCATGGCGGCGTGCGGGTCGCGGCTCGCCGGCGCGTCCCCGTCGGACGTGTCGAAGCCGTATGTGACGGTGCAGACCGTGACGAACGGTCCGCTGGACGCGGCTGGTCGGGTGCAGGTGCCGATCGTTCAGGTCGCCGCCTGGTGCGCGCCGACGCAGAACGACGTTCAGGATCCGCGGCTTACCGCCTGGGACATCGCCGCCGCCGCGCAGCGCGTTCTGCTGCTTGCCGAGCCGCTGCGCAACGAGCCGTACGGCAACGTGTTCTACAACGTCGAGCGCCTCGTCGAGGGCCCGCTGGACCGCACCGACACGTCCCGCGGCCCGAGCGAGCCGATCTACGGCGCGCTGATCCGCGTCGAGCTCAAGGTCAAGCTCGCCTCCTGATCGTCCCGGCCTCGGCTCCCCTGCACGAGGTCGGGACACCTTTCTTCCGCGCGGGGGACGCGCTCGGCCGGATCCGGCCCCGTACAAGGAGAGGTCCTCATGTCCACTTACGTCGACGCCGCCGACACCCGGCTCTGGCTGGACGGCGACGCGTTTCGGGCGCCGGCCGGCACCGCGCTCCCCGTCGACCCGTTCGCCAGCTCCCTCGCCGGCTGGGCCGCGTTCGGTCTGATCAAGGCCGGCTTCACGGTAACGACGGCCCAGAACATCACCAACCTCGACGGCTGGAACAACACCAGCGGCGCGCCGGTGCGCGTGAAGAAGGAACCGCCGCAGCCCACCATCAAGATGCGGCCTGAGCAGTACTCGGTGGCCACGGTGCTGACGCTGCTGCGCGGCGGTTCCATCACCAACGTGACCGGCAGCATCTACGAGATGGTGTCCGGCACTGACGAGAACTTCGCGCTGCTGCTCAGGGTCATCGACGGCACCGACAAGAAGGCGTACTACGTGGCCAAGGGGACCCTGAACACGATCCCCGAAGAGGTCATGGACGGCCAGGACCTCGAAGGCTGGGACCTCGAGATCACGCCGCTGCTGCCGGACGACGGCAGCAAGGCGCTCCGCAAGTTCCTCAACTCGAACCCGCTGGCCTGACGCCAGCCTGGAGGACAACACCATGCAGGGGAACAAGAACGAGGCGGCGGCGGGCCGCGTGATCGACCTCGACGCGCAGCTCGCCGCCCGCATGCTGGAGCCGGCACTGGTGCAGCTCGGTGGCCACGTCTACAAGGTGCGTACGGACCTGACGCCCAAGCAGGTCACGCAGGTGATGGCGCACTTCCGGGCCGGCGAGGACGTCAAGGGCTGGTCGGTGCTGCTCGGCGCGGCCGACGCGAAGCGCCTCGACAAGTACCTCGACGACCAGCCGAGCCAGAAGGTCGACTGGATGGTCCGGGCGTTGTGGCGCGCCTCGGTCGTGCTGGCCGGCTACGCGAAGGACACTCCGCACGAGCTCGTGCTGACCCCGTCGGCTGGCGAGGACGATGACGGGGGGGAATCCTCGGCGTCCTGATCGCCACCCTCTATGAGCGATGGGACGCCACCTTTGCCAGGTTGTGGCTCCGCTACAGGCTTTCCCTGCGCGAGGCGTGGTCGGCGATGCCGGCCGTCGAGCTGGTCGCCCTGATCCGTGGCCTCGACTCGTGGGGTGAGCACGAAGAGAACACGGCACGGCTGCTCGACATTCGCGCCTACGAGCTTGGCCTGGCGTGGCATGACCGAACGACTGACCCGAACGACCCAGAGACGCTGCGGGCCCGGGCGCAGGCGAAGCGGGCCGGCCTGAAGCCGCCGGAGCATCCGCTGGTACCGCCGGTCGCACTCCGGCCCGCCGGCGCCGCCGAGCGACGGCTGGCGGAGTACATCGCCGAGGCCGAGCAGTACCAGCCGCAGCCGGCAGGGCCGCGCCAGGTGAGCAGTGACAAGTTCGACAAGGCCCTTGGCCTCTGACCGCCGGGGGTGAGCATGGCCGGCGGCAAGATCGACATTCTGGTTGAGCCGGATGCGAAGGGTTTCGGGTCCAAGTTGGACTCGAACCTCAAGAGCCAGACCTCCTTGCTAGGCAGCATCGGCAAGGGCGTCGGCCTCGCTCTCGCTGCCGGCACCGGCGTGGCCGCCGTCGGCCTGTCCAAGGTCATCGAGCTCGGCAACCAGTACAGCGCGAATCTCAACGAGCTCCAGGCCGTGTCCGGGGCGACCGCCACGCAGATGGCGGCGGTGTCGAAGACGTCCATCGCCCTGGGCAACGACCTGTCGCTGCCCGGCACGTCGGCGGCCGACGCCGCGGCAGCGATGCTGGAGCTCACCAAGGGCGGCCTGTCCGTCGCGCAGTCGATGACCGCCGCGAAGGGCACGCTCCAGCTGGCGGCGGCCGCGTCGGTCGATGCGGGCACGGCAGCCGAGCTCCAGTCCAAGGCGCTCAACGAGTTCGGCTTGTCCGCGGACCAGGCCGGGCATGTGGCCGACGTGCTAGCCAACACGGCCAATTCGGCGGCCGGCAGCATCACCGACATCGGGTTCGCGCTGAACTACGTCGGGCCTGTCGCGCGGGGCTTCAACATCTCGATCGACGACACCGCAGCCGCGATCGGTCTCCTCGCGAACAAGGGTATCCAGGGCGAGCAGGCCGGCACGTCGCTGCGCGGGGTGCTGGCGTCGCTGGCGTCGCCGTCCACGCAAGCCGCGGCCGCACTGAACACGCTGGGCATCAAGGCGTTCGACTCGAAGGGCAAGTTCGAGGGCCTCGACAAGCTGATCGGCCAGCTCGCCGCGGCGCAGGGCAAGCTGACGCAGGCCCAGTTCCAGTCCGCCGCGGCGACGGCCTTCGGGAACGAAGGCTTGACCACTGCTGTTGCGTTGGCTTCCTCGGGCAGCAAGGCGTTCGAGGACATGCAGACCGCCGTGTCCAAGCAGGGCGGCGCGGCCGATGTCGCCAGCGCCAAGATGAAGGGCCTCGGCGGCGCGATCGAGGGCTTCCAGTCGCAGGCCGAAACCCTCGCGATCGACGTCTACCAGAAGATCTCGCCCGGCCTGGAAACCCTGGTGCGGGCGGGAACCACGGCGCTCGGTCAGCTCGACACCCAGGTCACCAATGCCCTCGACGTGGCCGTCGCCACGGTGTCGACGTTCGGCCCGGGGATCGTCAAGGCCCTGGACGAGAAGCGCATCGAGGTGACGCAGGCTGCCGAAGACCTCCTGTCCCCGTTCGTCGACGGCGCCGAAAAGGCCGTCGCTCAGACGGTCGGCGTGGTGGCCAACCTGGCCGGTGACGTCTCCGATGTGGCCGAAAACGCTGTCGCCGGCCTCAAGCCAGTGGCGCAGGCCGGCGGCGAAGTCGTGGACAGCCTGTCCAAGTCCGGCGGGGTGCTCCAGACCGCCGCGACCGGGCTGGACGGGCTCGGTTCGGCGGCATCGGCTGCGAGCGGTCTGCTGAAGCCGGCCGGCGACCTGGTCGGTTTCGTGGTCGGCGCAGTGGCGTCGCTGCCTGGCCCGGTGCAATCGGCGGCCGTGGCGCTCGTCGGCCTGAAGATCGCCCAGAAGGCGTTGGGCGACACGCAGATCCCGGTCATCAGCCAGCTGCGCCAGTTCTCGGGTGAGATGCGCGTGCAGCAGGACCTGGGCCTGCACTACGGCCGGACCCTCGACACCATGGGCGCGGCTGCGGCGGCGTTCAACACCAGCACGATCCCAGCAGTGGCGGCTGCCCGCTCGTTCCGCGACCAGGTGGTCGCGATCCGGGACGGAGCGGCAGCAGGTGGCACGTCGGTGTCGACGATGTCGGCGACGATCAGCGCGCTGGCCGAGCGGTCCCCGCTCGTGGCCTCGATGCGGGATGCGTTCGAGTCGGCGTCGAAGGGCGCCGAGCGGTTCGGCGCCACGGCCGGGCTGGCTGCGGCGGCTGGTACCGGGTTGAAGGCGGCGGCGGGCGGTCTGGTGTCCGCCCTCGGCGGCCCGGTCGGGATCGCCATCACGGCGGTGACGATTGGTCTGTCGCTATTGGGTGAGGCCCAGGCTGATGCGGCGAAGCGTTCGCAGCAGCACACGGACGCCGTGGACAGCTTGGCGTCGGCGCTGCGGGATTCGAGCGGCGCGATCAACGAGAATGTGCGGGCGGTTGAGGCGCAGGCGATCCAGCAGAACGACTCGTTCAAGTCCGCAACGGATTTGGGTGTGTCGCTGAAGTCCTTGACCGACATCGCACTTGGCCAGGGTGACGCACTCGATGGGGTCCGGAAGCATCTCCAGGACGTCATCGCGGCGAACAGCTCGGGCGTCGAGAAGATGGACCGGTTCGGCAAGTCGACCGGCAACACGACAACGGTCCTGAACGACCAGGGGCAGAAGGCCAAGGACCTGCTCGACGCCCTCGGGCCACTGTCCACATCGTACGATGACGCGACGAAGAAGAACGAGGCGCTGGCGGACGCCACGAAGGACGGCAGCACGCCGGCGATGAAGGATTTCGCTGCTGCGATGGGCAACATCGCGAAGAACGGCAGCGACGCCGACACGGTGCTGCACAACCTTCGGGAGGCGTTCGATGCGTTGACGGGGAAGCAGCTCGATGCCCAGCAGGCACAGGCGGACTTCAACGAGACGATCGCCAACGCCACCAAGAATTTCAAGGACGCGGCGGATGGGTCGAAGGGCTTTCACGATTCGCTGATCACCGATGGCGACGCGGTGAACATTGCCACTGACAACGGCCGGAAGCTGAACGATGCTCTAAACCAGTCCAAGGACGGGCTGGACAAGGTTGCGAAGGCGGCGTTCGACGCGGCCCGGGCGCAGGGCGACGACCTGCCGACGGCGACGCAGAAGGCGAAGGATGCCGCGCAGGCGGCTCGGGACCAGTTCGTGGACTTCGCCACGAATGCGCTGCATTTGACCGGGCAGGAAGCTGCGGACCTGGCCGACAAGTACGGCCTGATCCCCACTCTGGTTGCCACGCAGATCGCCACGCCTGGTATGAGTCTCGCTCAGGCCCAGCTGATCCAGTTGAAGCAGAAGTTCGACGAGCAGCCGGGCGTGAAGGACATCAAGGTCACAGCCCCGACCGACGAAGCCATCCAGAACCTGCGCAACCTCGGCTTCACGGTCACTTCCACGCCAGGCAGCAAGGACGTCACCGTCACGGCCAACACCCAGGCTGCGATCGACGCCCTGAACAACTACGTCGCCAACGGCAACAACAAGGTGATCACCGTTAAGGTGCATCTCCAGTCCGACGGGTCCGCCGTTCAATACACATCCGGCGGTGGCCGGGTCGCGGCAACGAACGCAGAAGGCAACCTGCTCGACTTCTACGCGGCGGGCGGCCTGCGGCCGATGCGCGGCGGCTACGCGACGGTGGTGGCGCCGAACACGTGGCGGGTGATCGGCGACAACATGCGGTCGCCGGAGGCGTACATCCCGCTCGATCGCAGCGATCGGTCGGTCGGGATCCTGTCGGAGGCGGCCAGCCGCATGGGCTTCGCGCTGATGCGGATGTATGCCTCGGGCGGGCTCGCGACGGCTGGCGCGTCCGGGGCACGACCGGCGCCGGCGGTCTCGGCCGGGGCCACGATCAACCAGCAGGTCATCGTGCAGGACAACAGGTCCGCGTACGAAACAGGTCGGGTGGCGGCGGCCGCGATCACCTGGCAACTGCGGAGGTGAGCCGGTGAGCACGCTGCCTCCGCTGTGGACGATCGGGTCCTGGTCGGCGTCGCAGGGCGGCCTCGACGACGGCCAGGGCGCGAACTGGTTGGTGAACAAGGACGCCGGGTGGTTTTCGCCGCTCGGCGTCCGCCAGCTGCACATCGACCGGTACCACGACCACGGTGTGCTCCGCGGTCGCAACTACCGGCCGCCCCGTGTGGTGACGCTGATCGGGGTGTGCTCAGCCGCCAGCCCGGCGGCGATGGGCGCCGCGCTCGACCGATTCAACGCGTTGCTCTCGGACGGCGGCCTGTCGCAGCTGCTGGTGACCGAGCCGGCCGGCGGGCAGCGGTCGGCAATGGTGGAGATCACCGACGCCAGTCAGGCCGAACCGTTCAACAGCACCGAGTTCGACTTCCAGCTGGTGCTGACCGCGCAGGACCCACGGAAGTACGCCGCGCAGCAGTCCGCCACCACCGGCCTGCCTGCGGCGTCGGGCGGATTGGACTGGGTCACCGGCGGCGGCCTGAACTGGGTGACTGGCGGCGGCCTCAATTGGGGCACCGTCACCTCCAGCGGCTCACTGGTCATGACCAACTCGGGCACTGCGGAGACGTGGCCGACGTTCGTGATCCGGGCCGGCGCCAACGCGCTGACCACGCCGGGCATCACGATCACCGTGTCGGGGGCGACCCTGTTCTACAACGGGACCCTGCAAGTCGCCGACGAGCTCACGATCGTCACCAACCCGATCGGCCGCTCGGTGCTGCTCAACGGTGCGGCCGACCGGCGGAACCTGCTGACCACCGCGCAGTGGTCGCCGATCGCGCCCGGCGCATCGGTCTCGGTGGCCTTCTCGGCCGCCTCGTACACGTCCACGGCATCCCTGGAGGCCCGATGGTCTCCGGCTTTCTGGTGAGGAGGAGCCGTGGCAACGAACGTCGCGATCGACGGCGCGTGGACGCTACAGCTGACCAACACGATGTTGGCCGGTCGGCAGCAGCTGGCCGGCCTGCTGATCCCCGGAGCGTCCGGGGATCCGACGACGATCCGTTCCGGTGTGCTCACGCGCACCACGCTCTCCGGTGTTACCCAAGACTTCCTGGTCAAGTCGCGTACTGACGTCGGCTCGCTCAAGGTGGATGTCCTGCCGGGCAACGCAATCATCAATCGCACCGGCCAGGGCCCCTACGAGCTGTTCAACTTCAGCACCCGCACGCCGGTGCTGTCCGCGTCTTCCTCGTCGAATCCGCGCATCGACCGGATCGTGCTGCACGCCTACGACGTGACCGGTCTGGCCGACACGAACCCCAACTCCGCGGGCGTCAACGCCGCCTACGTCGAGGTCGTCACCGGCACGCCGGCCGCGTCGCCGGTCGCGCCGACTGTCCCGACCAACTGCCTGTCCCTGGCGCAGGTCCTGGTGCCGACGAACGCGGCCAACTCGTCCCAGCTGACTGTTACCGATGAGCGAGTCTCGACCTCGCTTGCCGGCATGGCACGAGCCATGCTGCCCGGCGACTCGGCCACCATGACGGTCCCGGCCGCCTACGGTGACGGCGAGCGTCGCTGGGTGCTCGGCACCGGCGGCACCGACGCGCGCGAAGACGCCTGGGTTGGTGGCCGGTGGCAGCCGCAGTTCCTGTCCAGTGGCCGCGGCTACGCCAGGTACTACCGGTCCGCCGCGCTGAACGGAATCTTCAACGCCACTGAGTTCAAGCAGCAACTCGACGCGTCGAGCGACACCTGCCCGGAGATCACCGCGGCCGCCGGCGGCGGGTACCCGACGAACACCGACTTCACCTTCAACCTGGCCGGCGAGTGGTTCGTGTCTTCGACGATGCGGTTCGTCAACCCGGGTGGCCTATCGGGAAGCGGCATGTACCTGGAGGCGCGCATCGCAGCCGCCAGCGGATCGAGCACAAACGTCTGGGACCTCAATTCCACGAACGTTCCCGCCAACGCCGGCGCGTCCATGACCAACCGGACCTGGGCGCATGTCAAGGCCGCGGTCGGCGACACCATCTCGGTGTACTACAAGCAGGGCACCGGCGTCTCGCTGAACCTGGACGTGGGCGCGCCGTCGTACAACCGCATCGAGTTCCGCTACGTGGGGCCGTGACGTGACGTCGCCGAGTCCGATGTGGACGGTGCAGCTGTTCGACACCCGGACCGGCCGGATCGTGAACAACGATCTGGCCGTGACCGGTCAGCCGCGTTTCAGCCGGCCACTCAACGGGTCTGGGACTGTCGACTTCGAAGTGCTGATTGCAGATCTGACGCCGCTGTCCCGGCAGGAGTTGCGCGGCCAGATGTCGGGCTGGCGGTATTCGGCAGCCCTGTGCTACGGCAACTACGTGGTGCAGGCCGGCCCGATCCTGCCCACCAAGTTCACCGACAGCAGCAGCGTGCTCCAGGTGGGCACGGGGGATATGTGGTCGTTGTTGAAAAAGCGGCAGATCATCAACCCGGCGACGCCGCCATCGCCGACCACGGCAGCGTCGCTGTTGCCGATGGACTCGACGCGGGACACCGTCTTCACCAACCTCGCGTTGCACGACATCGCCACCCATCTGGTGTCCAACTCGTGCAGTCGAACCGGATTCGATCTGCCGATCGATTTCCCGTCCGACGTCGGCGGCACCAGCTCGAAGACGTATCCGATCTACGACCTGGCCGACGTCGCGGCCCGACTGACTGACCTCTCGCAGGTGGCCGGCGGCCCGGATGTCGACTGGCAGTGGTACTTCGACCCGGCCAACCCCGGGTACCTGCGGTGCCAGATGCTCGTCGGCAACCCGACCCTGGCGCAGACCGGGCTGTCCCTGATCTGGGACTACGGCTCGAACCTCACCAGCGTCGACGTCGACTCCGACCCGACCGACCTGGCGCGCGGCGTGTACGTCAAGGGCAACGCCACCGAGCGAGCCTCGACCGTGGCCTACGCGGAGAACAACACGCTGACCGCGGCTGGCTGGCCGGGCCTGGAGTGGGTAGACAACACTCACACCTCGGAGACGGACTCCACTGCGTTGCAGGGGTACGCCACGGCCGACATCGCATTCCACTCGACCCCGATGGAGACGTGGACGGTGACCGTGGCCGTTGCGCAGGCCCCGTTCCTCGGCGACTACGCCCCCGGCACCAGCGCGGTGTTCAACCTGGTCGGGCACCTGTGGAAGACCGATGGTGCGTACACGCACCGGATCGTCGGCATTCAGGACGACACCGAGATCACGGTCAAGTTGTTGCTACAGGCCACACAGGGCGTCCTGTGAGAGAGGTGTCCACATGGGACTGAACGTGTCGGACAGCGACCTACGCAGCGAATTCGACCAGCTCAAGCGACGCATGGCCGAGCTCGAACGCAAGACGTTCTCGAACCTGTCGGTCACGGATCCGCTGACCGGCGTGAAGATGTTGCAGATCGACGAGGATGCGGCGAACGGCAACGCCGCCCGCATCCAGATCCGGGACCAGGCCGGCGCGATCCTCATCGGGAACGACACCGTGTCCGGCTGGGGATTCGCCTGGCCCATCATTTCCTACCCGATGTATCCCTACAGCGCGTTCAAGCTCTCCACCACCCTGGGTGTGCTTGACGGGCTGTGGAACGGCGGCGTGAACGTCCTGTCCCGCAAGGTGGGTTGGTCCTTCTGGATCGAGGGGTCCGGCACGGTCACGTCAGTGGAGTGGCGGTTCTCCTGGCTGAGCAACAACACTCCGGACACCACGATCACGCAGCAGACGACGTCCGGTCTGCCCACTCTCGTGGCCGGCAACTATCTGCTGCCCAGCAACCAGATCAACAAGGGCGTCGTCTTCACCGTCCAGGCACGCGTTGCCGCAGGTTCCGGCTCGGCCGCCTGTACCCCCTATTACGTCCAGACACGCGGCCAGGCCGTGTGATTGTCCACAATAGACAGAGGGGGTGCCGTGGGTGATCTCGCCACGCTGCTCACCGCGCTGGCTGCCGTCATCACCGGTGTCGGCAGCAGCGTCGCCGGCGTCATCACGGCCCTGCGCCGCACCTCCCCGCGCGAGCGCGAGCGGGCTGCCGAGGAAGTCCTCGAGGAGCTGCTCGACGCGGCCGCCGACGGCAACCTCTCCGACGACGAGGTCGCCCGCCTGCGGCACATCCGCGACGACCGGAAGGGGCTCGGTCAGTGACTGACGACGCGCGAGAGACGATCGTGGCACCGGCCGCCCAGCGTGCCCGAGACGTCGGCGGGCACCGCGGGATCTGGATCGCCGGCGCCCTGGCGGTGTTGAGCATCCTGGTCCTGGCCGGCTTGATGCTGTTGCGTTCGTCGACGCAGCAGGCGCAGATCGACGCGCTGACGACGTCGGCGGCCGAGAACCACAGTGCGGCGCAGCAGTTGGCCGACCAGGTGCGGCAGCTCGGCGGCGTGCCGGCGACACAGCCGCCGCCGATGACCGGGGCGCAGGGTCCGCAGGGCCTCCAGGGCCTGAAGGGCGACAAAGGCGATCCGGGCCAGCCGGGCAAGGACGGCAAGGATGGGCAGAACCCGCCGTGCCTGTCGACACCGGCCCAGTGTCAGGGCGCCAACGGCATCGACGGCCAGCCCGGCACCGCAGGGCAGGACGGTGCCAACGGTGCGCCGGGCACGAAGGGCGACAAGGGCGACAAGGGCGACCCCGGTGCGCAGGGGCCGCCGGGGCCGACGTGCCCGGACGGCTACAGCCTCGGGCCGGCCATTGTCGTGAGCCCGGACGGCTCGACGCATCAGGGCCTGGCCTGCATCCAAAACCCGCCGCCGACGACCTCGAGTTCGTCGGCGCAACGGATCGGGAGGTGACCGGCGTGCTCGGTCTCGACTACAGCGGCGGCCGGCCGTCGGGGGCCGCCGTGGCGCGCGCCGGCTACGGCTTCGTCGCCCGCTACTTGCCCAACGGTCTGCTCTCCAGCCGGGTCAACCTGTCCGCCGCTGAGGTGGCCGACATGCACGCCGCCGGCGTCCAGGTCGCGATGGTGTGGGAGTCGGCCGCGAACCGGGCCGCCGGCGGCCGGGCGGCCGGCATCGCGGACGCGACGATGGCCGCGGCGCAGGCCAAGGTCGTCGGTCTCGACGGCCAGCCCATCTACTTCGCGGTCGACTTCGACCTGCCGGACTACTCCCCGGCGGCGACCTCACCACGCGCGAAGCTGGGCCCGGTCGGCGACTACTTCGATGCCGTCGTCAGCGTGCTGGGCGTGGCCAGGGTCGGCGTGTACGGCGGCTACTGGGCGGTCCGACGCTGCCTGGACGCCGGCCTGGCCAGCTGGGCGTGGCAGACCGCAGCGTGGTCCGGCGGCAACGTCGACCCACGCATCCACCTGTTCCAGCGTGTCGGCACCGTGAAGGTGGACGGGGTCGACTGCGACGTCAACGAGGCCCGCAAGGACGACTTCGGGCAGCAGGGAGACACCATGACCCCCGAGGACCTCCTCGACCTGCCGATCAACCGGGCCGGCGACGAGACCGGCGTGACCAGCCTGCGGCAGATCGTCGCCTGGTTCGACTCGGACCTCAACGGCCTCAAGGCCGCGCTCAACGCCCGGCTCGACGCCATCGAGGCGAAGTTCGCCGCGGCCACCGCGCCGACGATCGACTACGACCAGCTCGGCGCGGCGACCGCCAAGCACATCCACCTGACCGCCACCGCGACTGCTGGCGGCGACCAGCCGGCCACCTCCTGAGGAGCGCCATGTTCACGAAGCAGTTCTGGTCCGGCGCGCTCGAGCGCGCGCTGAAGACCTTCGGGCAGTCCGTCCTGGCCACGCTCGGCGTCGGCGCGACCGGCCTGCTGCACGCCGACTGGGGCACCGCGTTGGACGTCGGCGGCATGGCCGCCGTGATCTCGGTGCTCACGTCGCTGGTCACCGTCACCCAGGTGACGAAGACCGCGCCGGCCAGCACCCAGCAGTAGCACCCCGCACAGCGAACGCCCCCCGTGCTCTTCGGAGCGCGGGGGGCGTTTCGTGCGTTCAGGGGTCAGTGCACGATGTATGAGCACATCGCCGGCGTCTTCGGGTCCACCGACGTGTTCTCGGCGACAGTCCGACCGTCCAGGGCGATCGAGCAATGCGAGCTGACCACATCCGCTGCCGCGCCGCCGGCGACCATAGCGATCTTCCCCTCGGCCAAGCGCACCGTCTTCGACAACGCCACCGCCCCCGTCCGGGCGTCTGTCACGGACCCGCTGTCCGCGACGTACGTGTACGGGGCATCCACGCCCGGCACGCTGTAGAGGTAGGTCACCGCGTGCGTGCCGCTGTCGGCACTGCGTGTCGGCGTCGAGCTGGTGCTGCTGGTGGCGGCCGCGTTCTGTACGGTGCCCGTCGAGCAGCTGGCGAGCGCGAGCAGCACGGCCGCGGCGGCGCCGATGACGGTCAGGATGGTGCGCACGTTCCGGTCCTCCAGCTCTGCTTGGTTGCCCGGGGCATCGCGGCACCGGCGAATGCTGTTACGACGTGCTGCTCACCAGCGGGGTTGCCGGGGTCACCCGTTCGGCGTCAGTCGTCGTCCAGGAGCCCGGCCGCGATGGCCGCGGCCTTCATCGCGTCGTACGAAGCCTCAGCCGCCTTCTGGTCGGCCTTGTTCCCGGATGCGGCGGCCTGCGTCGTCTTCTCCGCCGCGTCGCCGACCATGCGGGCGATGCGCTCGTCTCGTCCCATTCGTTACTCCTGGCTGGTTCGGGATCCGCCGGGCCGCAGGTACGGCAGCGCCTGGACAGGCGCCGCAGGCCGTCCTTCGTTCCGTGCTCCGCCGGAGATCCCCATCAGGGCCGGCGGCGGTGACGTTGACGGCCCGGCGGAAGCTACTTGTCGGGGCTGCCCTCGTCGCTGGTGGGCGTTGTCGGCACGGGCCGGATCGGGCAGCTGCCGCAATCGCAGCGGATGTCGTGTGTGACAGGCATGTCGATCACCTCCGCCTTTGCGCGTGGGCGGATCGCCTCGGTGATGACGCTGGCTAGGCGGCCGCCGTTCTCGTAGTTCATGACCAGGCGCACCGGGGGCTGCTTCGGGCTACGCGGGTCGTCGATCGCGACGACCACGTGCACGTCGGAGATGTCGACGACGGTCATCGTCAGCCACGGCAGGGCCAGCTCTACGACGAGCGGCGCGCCGGTGTTGTTGTCGGCGAGGATCAGCACGCCGCACCTCCGAGTTGGAGCACGGCGGCGGCGGGCCGCTCGGGGTCCTCGCCCGCCGCCGCCGTGAGTTTGGGGCCGCCGTGCCCCAGGGTCCATGGGGTGGGGGACACGGCGGCCGGGAGCCCGGACGTGATCAAGCAGTCGACGACGTCCGGGGTTTGGGTGCCCGCCCCGACACGGGGGGCCTCAGAGGATGAAGCGTCGGGGCGGGCGGTCGACCCGGCGGCGATCTCTCCGGGGAGGGAGGTCGTCGCCGGTGCTGAGGCCCTGGCCGGCTCGCCGAGCACCGTCCGGCCGGGACGATGTTGGCAGCCGACCAGGGGTCGGCGGGGCGCGCCATGCATGATCGGGCGCACCTGGAGGTGGGAGGTGGGCACGTACCTCGACTCGCCGGTCCAGCGGAGTACCCAGTCCTGGACCGTCAATGTGCGCCACGCGGCCAGCGTCAGCGCTCGGATGCCGGCGCCGAGCAGGAGAGCCGCGGCCAGACCGGCGATGACGTACTGCGGCTGCATGGCACCTCCCAGGTTGATGGCCCACCCCGCGAACCTGCGATGGCGCCGCGGGGTGGGGTCCCCGGGATCGGCGGTCGTGCTTTGCGTCACCTCGGAGACCTGTCACACCGTACCCAGGAAATGTTTCCTGAGTCGAAGTCCGATCGGGTGAAACTTCGGGATCTCGTCCAGCACCGTGCACACTGATCGAGGCACATGGACCCCAGGGAGGATCGATGCCGGTCAGTCCGACACTCAGGCAGAAGAAGCTGGCCAAGGCCATCAGGAAGGCGCGCGAAGACGCCAAGCTGACGATTGCCGAGTGCGCGAGGCTCTCCAGGTTGCAGCCGGGCACCCTGTCGAAGATCGAGAACGAGCGGCAGGCGATTCTCGCCCGGACCGCGAAGGGGATCTTGCAGGCCTGCGGCGTCGGGGTGCCTCTGCTCGACACCCTCATGCGCATCGCGGACGAGTCGGAGACGGTCGGCTGGTGGCTCGCGTACAGCGACTCCGTGCCCGACTGGTTCCGGGACTACGTCGAATTGGAATCGGACGCCGAGGAGATCCGCACCTACTCCGCCGAGCTCGTCGACGGTCTGCTCCAGACGCCGGCATATGCCGAAGCGATCGTTCGCGCAAGTGAGCCTGATCTCAGCGCGGCTCAGCTGGCGCGGGCGGTCCAATTGCGTGAGGCGCGGCAGGCGCAGCTGGAGCGGGAATCGCCGGCGCGGCTCCGAGTCGTGCTCAACGAGGCGGTGATTCGCCGGCCGGTTGGCGGTCGCGATGTGATGCGTGAGCAGTTGCAACACCTGATCGAGATGAGCCGCCGCCCGAATATCGACGTGAGGGTGCTGCCGTTCAGCGGCGGTGCCCACCGGGGCATGAAGGGTTCCTTCACGCTGCTCGGGTTTCCCGGCGACTTCGCGGACATGGACTGCGTGTACCTCGAATCGGAGACCGGTGCGCTGTGGCAGGAACGTCCAGGCGACATCGACAGGTACACCGCCATCTTCGGATCGTTGACCGGGCTGGCCCTATCGCCGAAAAAGACGCGGGACGTGCTAGCTAGCCTGGTAGGCGATTCAACCTGCGATGGCGAAGGGAGTGTGGGTGACCACACAGGCAATGGAGCTGAGGTGGCGGACGAGTAGCTACAGCGGCGGCTCGGGGCAGTGCGTCGAGGTTGCCTGCGGGCAACATGACGAGGTGCTGATCCGCGACTCGAAGAACCCGATGGGCGGCGAGCTACGAGCGACACGCGAGCAGCTGCGCCGGCTGGCCTGGCTCCGCTGGGAGCGGTAGGCCGTGACAGCGCGAGGCCCCCGGCAACCATGATGCCGGGGGCCTCGTCATGAGCGGACCGCTGCGAGCAGGCTACCTGGCTCGACACGGCGGCAGCCGGTACAGATCGGGTACAGGAGATGCTCGGTAGCGACCGGTAATGACCGGTAACGACCGGTACTGTTTTTGCAGGTCAGACGGCATGTGGCCGACATCGCCGCAGGTCGGTCAGAGGCATCGAGGAGTTCATGAACCAGAAGTCCATCCGGCTGTAGAAGTGCTGTTGACCTGCTTGTGGGGAGCGGTTCGCCTGCGTCCGGTACAGATGCGGTACAGCTCAGCTTCCGCTGGTCCGCCGGCCCTTGTCGACGGGGCTGAGTGCCTCGTCGATGAGGTGCCGGGTCCGGTCCTCGGCGTCCGGCCAGTACCCGGTGTAGATGTTCAGGGTGGTCGTTGGCGTCGAGTGGCCCATGGCCAGCTGGACCTCCTTGACGTTGGCACCGCCCCAGATCAGCGCCGTCGCGAAGTAGTGCCGCAGGTCGTGAAGGCCGAAGTCGGCGGGGAGTCCCACCTCTGCGGCAGCCCGCGTGATCGCATGCTGCCAAGTGCTGCTTGAGATCGCACTGCCCCGCGAGGTAGTGAACATCAATTTGGCGTGGCGTTCGATGGGTGAGCGAGGGTCCGTGCTGATGTCTTTGATCAGCACGGACCGCGGAGGATACTTCTGCATGTGCAGGGCCAATGCTTCCGCCGTTATGGTCGGCAGCCCATTGGTGCGCTTGCTAGTGCTGGTTTTCGGAGGTGCCAACTTGGGCCCACCACGGGCCGAGATCAGCCCCCGTCGGACATGAGCTTCTCGCCTGAGGAAGTCGAAGGCGTCCACCTCCGCACCAAAGATTTCTCCAGCCCGCCAACCGCAACCGGCCGCAACTAGAGGAATGGCGCGGTACCTGTCGGGGAGGGCAGCTGATAGGGCGAGTACCTCCGACCGGCTCGCGATGTAGTACTCAGCCTTCTGGATCCGGGGGAGTGTGATGCCGGAGCATGGGGATACCCCTATTATGCGGTCGATGACGGCAGCCTTGAACAGTGGCGCGACTACCGTGCCGTAGGTGACGTGGAGCGTTTTCGGGCCCAGTATCTGACTACGGTCGCGTACCCACCGCTGTATCTGGCTTGCGCGCACTGATGAAATGGGGGTATTCCCGAAGAAGGGAAGGAAGTGTACACGCGCGTTGCTCTCTACGCGACGTTCGGTTTGTTCGCGGAACATCTGTCCTTCGAACCAGGAGGCGAAGTACTCGGCGACCGTGATTTGCCCGGCGCGCGGGTCGACGTATTGGCCCCGACTGATGTCGGCACCTATGTTCTTATCGAAGTTTTCTGCATCCGCCTTTCGGTCGAATGACCTGGTGACTATCTTGCTGGTCTCGGGATCTTCCCAGCTGACGCGCCAACGGTTTCCGCGTCCATGCCGCTTGGTCTTTCGGCGTTCGTTGGTTTTCGGGTCTTTTTCATCCGAATACCACAGGTCATGTACGGTCATTCGATACCCTCGGTGGCCGGGGTCGCGCCGGGCCGGGGAAGAGCTCGGCGCGACCGACTTGCTGCCTACCTGTCGGGTCTGCGGACCCGAGACATCGCCCGCTGGTGCTCGATGACGCTGTCACGCACAGCGACGCCGATCCAGCCGATCCAGGCGATGACCATGACCACTCGCGGGAGGCTGAGCAGGCCGTCGTCGATCGACGTGCCAGCGAGCGATGCGGTCAATCCGAGCAGGTAGATGACGGTGATCACGATGGCGCCCAATAGGACGCCGTGACGCAGTAGCAACGTGGCTCCCTCCCCTGGGGCCCGCTCCCGGCCGTAGCGGGTCGATATTTCTTCGTGCGGATGGGATCGCTCTGTACGTAACCCACCGTTAGCGATTTAGAACATTTGGTCCAGGATGAGAGCCACATCTCACCCGATCGGTGCATAAAGTTCACCTTGGGTGAGTGATCGACACGCTAGTCACGGTGCGCGCAATTGAAGTGCGCGCCGCAGGAACTCCTCTCCGGTCGCCGCGTCGAAGACCTCGGTGACGGCGGCCTGCATCCGCACCAGCTCCTCGAGCTCGGCGCCGCGCACGATGTCGCCACCATCGGTCGACGGTGCGGCCGGCGACAGTTCGATGCTGGCCCTGGTGAGCCGTCGGGGCTCGCCACCGCGCAGTACGACCATGGCGGATCCGGGCTCCCAGCTGAGTGCTACCTCGAGCTTGGCGCGGTTGTTGGCCCGCAGGGTGGTCTTGCCGGTGAGGAACTCGCTCATGCTGCGAGCGCCGAAGTTGGGCATGGCGGCGGCGAGCGCTGCTTGGGTGCCGTAGCCGCCGGGCGCGTCGATCTCGCGGCGCACGTAGTCGCGCAGCCGTCCCCAGTCGAGGTCGATCTCCACCGGTTCCCTCCTCTTGGGCTGACCTCATGACACCTCATAGTTTCTCATGAGGTTCACCTGTGTGTCCACGACCGGTTCCGGACAGTGAACTGGACGTCACAACCTCATAAACCTCATCGCAACTCTTGATGAGACGCGATGAGGTTGCGTAGGTTGTGTCCATGCCGAAGCCGAACGGGAAGTTCATCCGGTGCACCCGGATCGAGGCGGGTCTCATGCCGGGCGACCTCGCCGAGCTGGCCAAGGTGCGCCCCGCGACCCTCTACAACATCGAGAGCGTCGACCAGCCCACCCGCCTTGAGGTTCTCCACCGGATCGCGCGGGTTCTTGAGGTCGACGACGTCAACAAGCTCATCGCCAGCGATGTGGCTTCCGAGCCTGCGGACGTGGCGTGATGGCCGCCTCGAAGGAGCGTCGCGAGCTCGCGACGATCGACCAGGTCGCCGCCCACTTCGCCCTCTCGCCCCGCACCCTGCACGACCAGCACGCCCGCGGCGTTGAGGTCGGCGCGCTCGGGTTCCGCGTCGGCCGGCACCTTCGCTGGGACTGGACGGACATCGACCGCTACGTCGAGACCCAGAAGCAGCAGCCGGTCGGCCGCCGTCGTGGCCGCCTGCGCCGCGCCGCCTGACCCCGCACACAAGAGCGTCCCGCCCGGCAGCCACCGAACGGGACGCAGCACAGGAGAAGAGACCTCCCATGACCAGCAGCACCGTACAGCCCGAGCCGGACGGCCGGGACCCGGAGCAGACCGACCGCTACCCCGACGTGCAGGCGATCGTCGACGAGTTCGTCTCGCCGGCGGCCGTCACGAAGGAGACGCCCGTGGACGAGGACGAGACCCGGGCCGTGGTGGCCGAGCACTTCCGCTGCAACCCGCTGGCCGAGCAGGACACGGACGCCGGCTTCGTCCGCCTGGCCGGGCTGTTGGGCCTGAACCGCGACAGCGCGGCGGTGGCCTGAATGGCCAAGCCCAAGCCCCTGACCGACGCCGAGCTGAAGGCGCTGGTGAAGCAGCAGGTCAAGGACAACGCCGACAAGGACTGGAACTCGGCGAGCAAGGACGAGCGGAACGCGGCCGACGAGATGACCGGCTACTGGGCGAACGGAGACAAAAAGTGACCACCTCGACCAAGCTCAACCTCGCCTCCACCCTGCGCGGGCTGGCCGAGCACCTCGACCGCCACGACCTCGCCGACGACGTCATCGGCATCCGCCTCGGCGGATTGTCGTGCGAGGCCGCCCGGGACCGCGTGGTCGTCCACGTCTACGAGCACCCCACCTTGCTGGGCTGGCTCGCGTCGCTCGATGACGTCACCGCGCTCGCCCAGGTGTTCAGCGAGGACTCGCTGCACGTCGAGGTGTTGGGCGTGCAGGCGGAGCAGCCGTTCTGTGTGGTGTTCTGCGCCAGCCCCGCACGCCACCCCGACGTGCACTCCGCCTTGCTGGCCGCGCTCGACCCGGAGATCGACGGGTACCAGCCGATCGACGCGGCGCTCCTGGGCGGTGCGATATGACCGTCTACACGGGACTCCTCGACGAGCCGACCGAGCCGTTCGACCTGTTCCTGCCGCCGTACGCCCAGGCGGTGTCCCGTGGCTGACCGCGTGTTGAACGTCGCCGGCGGCACCATGGCCGCCTTGATCCCGCTGGTGCTGGGCCTGGCCGTGGCGCTGGTGCAGCCCTCGGCGCTGCTGGCCGTGCTGGTGCTGTGGGGTTTCTGGCTGCTCGGCGTGGCTGTCATCGCGCTCGTCTTCCTGCGGCCCGTGCTGGGCCCGACCCGATCGGAGTGGCGATGACCGCGCGCAAGAAGCGGTTCGGGGGCAACGGCTTCCGGACCGGCACACCGGGCAGCGACCTGGCGGGTACCGTCCGTCGGTCTCCGGACGGCACGATGCTCGCCATCTGCTGGCCGTCGCCGCCGAGTCTCTCCCGCTGGTGGGTGGCCGACGCGCACGGCTCGCTCGGCTACGAGCCGCCCGAGCGCATCGCGCATTGGCCCGTGGTCGGCGCGGTTCCGTACTCGGCCGCCGCCGGCATGGCGCTCAAGACAGGAACGGGCGAATGACGGAGCCGACGAAGCCGGGCGTCTACGACATGCCGGCCGAGGAGTACCACGCCCACCCGGCGCTGTCATCGACCGGCGCCCGCCGCCTGATGCCGCCGTCGTGCCCGGCGCTGTTCCAGCACGAGCGGCTGCACGGCCGGCCGGACAGTCGGGCGTTCGACATCGGCCACGCCGCGCACCTGATGGTGCTCGGCTCGGGTCCGGAGCTGGTTGTCGTCGAGGCCGAGAACTGGCGGACCAAGGCGGCGCAGGCCGCGCGGGACCAGGCGTACGCGGAGGGCAAGACGCCGCTGCTGGAGCACGAGCACGACGAGGTGCAGGAGATGGCTGAGGTCATCCGCCGGCACCCGGTCGCGGGCAAGCTCCTCGACCCCGCACGGGGTCGCGCCGAGCAGTCGCTGTTCTGGCGGGACAGCAAGTCCGGCGTGGACTGTCGCGCTCGCCTGGATTTCCTGCCGCACCCAACCAGCGGCCGGCTGCTGGTGCCGGACTACAAGACCACGACGTCGGTCGAGCCGAAGGCATTGGCCAAGGCGGTGCACAAGTTCGGCTACCACCAGCAGGACGACTGGTACAAGGACGCTGTCTACGCCAACGACTTGGCCGAGCGGGTGGCGTTCCTGTTCGTGTTCCAAGAGAAAGTCGCGCCGTACTTGGTGACGGTGGTCGAGCTGGGCCAGGACTTCCTGACCTGGGCGGCCGTGCTGAACGACAAGGCCCGCGACATCTTCCGGCGTTGCACCGACACCGGCGCCTGGCCGGGCTACAGCGACGGCATCGAGCAGGTGTTCCTGCCGACCTACGCCGAGCACGAGTACGAGGCCGCGCGGATGCGTGGCGACTTCGACATCACCCCCGTGACACAGAGGGATGTGGCATGACCACCACCGACATCGCCCTGCCGTCCGCCACGCCGGACCGCATCGGCCAGGCCACCGCGGTGGAGCAGTCCCGCGCTGTGGCCGAGGTGCAGGGCGCGATCCTCGTCGCCCAGCGCTGTCCCCGCGACGTGACGGCCGCGGTCAACGCGATGCGTCAGTCCTGCGGCATGACCTACCTGGCGGAGCGCGCGTTCTTCGACGTGCCGCGCGGCGGCTCGTCCGTCACCGGCCCGACCGTGCACCTCGCTCGGGATCTCGCCCGCACGTGGGGCAACGTCCAGTACGGCGTGTCCGAGCTGCGCCGCGACGACGCGCACGGCCAGTCCGAGATGCTCGCCTTCGCCTGGGACGTCCAGACCAACACGCGCGTCGAGACGAAGTTCATCGTGCCGCACATCCGGGACCGCTCGGCGAAGTACGGCGGCCCGATGCGGCTCACCAGCATGGACGACATCTACCAGTCCAATGCGAACGCCGGTGCCCGTCGCGTCCGCGAGTGCATCTTCAGCATCTTGCCGCCCTGGTTCGTCGAGGAAGCCAAGGCCGTCTGCCAGAAGACGTTGGAGCACGGCGGCGGCAAGCCGATCGAGCAGCGGGTCGCCGACGCTGTGCGCCTGTTCGAGGACGACTTCGACGTGACCGTGGACCAGCTGGAGCAGCGTGTCGGTCGGCCGACGGCGAAGTGGACGGCTCGGGACGTGGCGTCGTTGTCGGTGACCTACCAGTCGTTGAAGCGTGGCGAGGTCCAGAAGGACGAGGCGTTCCCGGTCGAGCGCGTCACGGTCGAGGAGGTCGAGAAGGCCGCGCCGACCGGCCGCCGCGCGAAGGCGCGCGCCGCCGAGGAGTTGGAGCACCGGGAGCACGACGCACCGGTCCTCGGCTGCTCGTTGTGCGACGCCGACATGGCCGACGCCGAGGGTGGTGCCCAATGATCAGTTGGCAGTCGGCCCACAACAGCCACTTCAACGTCGGCAATCCCGACGAGCGCGGCAAGACCGTGCCTGTCTGGGTCGAGCAAGGCAACAACGTCTACAGCTGTGAGCTGGCCCCGCGCGCCGCCCGTGAGGCCGCCGCCGAGTTGGTACTCCGCGCCAACGTGATCGACCCGCTGCCGAAGCAGTCGGCCGGGCCGAAGATCGTGTTCAGGGACGACGGGCCCGCGTTGAGCTCGGCTCGCCTTGAGGCGGAGCTGATCAACGGGGAGCTGGCCTTGCGGCTCTACCCCAACGCGAGCAGCGGCTACCGGGCCGTGGCCATCCCGATCGAGGACGTCCGCAGCGTGCTGGCCGAGATCCGCGACGTGGCCTTCCCGGATGAGAGGTGCCCGTTCTGATGCCCTCCTACGGCGAGTTCATCCTGCCGCCGCCGGTCGACAACCGCCCGGCCGTCGAGGTTCCCGCCGACGCCCAGGCCGGCACCCTGTGCGCCCTCTGCGGCCACCCCAACTGCCTCAACCCGGGAGCGTGCCAATGACCACCATCGACTTCGACGCGATCCGCACGGCCGCGACTAAGCGGGCTGCTCGCAGCATCCGCATCGGCAACCTGATCCGCACCTACGACGGCGACAGGGAGCGCTGGTCGCGGGTGTTCGCGATCCTCGACGGCCAGAACCCGGAGACCAAGCAGAAGGTGCGGGAGCTGCGCGCCAAGGACCTGACCGACACGTCGACCGGCTGCGCGATCCGGGTATTCCCCGACACGCTGGTCATGAGCGTGCCGACGCCGCTGGCCCGCAGGCTCGCACCCGAGGCGGTGGCCAATGTCTGACGCCAGCGGCGTCGGCACACCGCCGCCGAAGCTGACACACGACCCGTGCTGCTCCAGCCACGGCGCGTCCCTGGGCTGCAAGACCTACCGCCGTACGCACTTCGTCGAGGTCGGCCCGTGCTGCTCGACGTGGGCCGAGGAGCACCCCGAGTACGGGACCGCCAGCGACCCGAAGTCGCCCAAGGCTTCCCCGCGCGTGGCACCGAACGACATCGAGGACGCGCTGCGCCAGCTCGCCCAGTACCGGGAGCGCAACGACAACCTCACCCAGGCGCAGGTGCTGCTCGCCGACCGGCTCACCTCCTACGCCTCGAAGCTGATCCCGGCCGAGGAGCGGGAGGTCGCCGGCAAGGCCATGGTGCGTGCCGCGACCGCGTTGGCCGCGCTGGTCCAGTTCGACGTCAACCCGGCGGCGCTGTGCAACATCCAGATGCTGGCCGGGGAACGCATGGTCGCCGAGGCGCGCGGCCGGAAAGGCGGCGACCGTGGCTGACGCCGAGCAGAACGCCGGCCCCGCCCCGCACGACTGCTACATGGACAGCTGCGGCGCGTCGACCATGCCCGGCCAGGCGTGCGGAACCTGCTGTTCCTGCGAGGGCGTCTGCACCTATGACGGGTTGTCCAGCACCGCCGAGCAGGAGGGCGTCTCGCCGGCTACGGCCGGCGGGGCGCCCGCCCCCGGGCGCTGGAGTGCTCAGCCAATCGGTGGCGGCACATGCATGCTGTACGAGGGGGCGGACGCTCGCGGCCTCGTGTTTGACGTCGTCTCGGCACAGCTGATCACCGGCACCCTCAACGGTTCCCTTAACGCCAAGGCGCTCGCACCGTTCAAGCTCCGCCCGGTGCTGAAGGGCCCGGAGCTGAACATGGACGGTGACGACGAGGGGAACACCTGGCCGGACGGTGTTGGCTGGGCGCTGTCGTGGGGCTGCCAGCTGACGTTCGGCCGCGACGAGGAGACCGGCGAGCCCACGGTCTGCGTGTCCATGTCGGACGAGGATCTGCGCCGGGGCATCACGTCGCGGACAGCGAAGCGCCACCAGGTGGCCGAGTTCGCGCGGCTGCTGGCCGCGCAGTTCGGCGAGCCGTCCACCGTCGTGCCCGACCCGCGTGACGCCGAGATCGAACGGCTGCGCGAAGAGCTGGCTCGTGTGGCTCACCCCGACGCCATGGACGAGCTGTCGCGGGATGCGCTCAGGCGGCAGCGTGACGATGCTCGCCAAGAACTGGACCATCTCCGTGCGTCGAACTACGCCGACGAGCAGCTCCGGTTCGATGCCTACGCCGAGCTGCTCAACGTGCTCGACGAGGGCAGGCATCCGCCAGTCGGCACGGGCACCTTCCCCGCGGTCCGCGCCGCGATCGTTCAGGCGCTCGATCTGCGCGCACAGTACAAGGCCGAGCGGGACGAGGCCCGCGAGGAGTGGAAGCGCGCCGACGCCGAGGTGACCCGGCTCAAGCGGCTCGTCGGCGACGAGAACGTCCCCTACGACGGCTGGGACGGCCAAACCCGCCAGGACGCCATCGTGCGTGTCGAAGAGGCCTGGCAGGAACACCTCAAGCAGCGCGACCAGATCGAGGCGCTGACCGCCGAACGGGACCGCCTGCGGCAGGAACTCAACACAACCGCCTGGGAAGCCACGACGGCCGAGGCCAACGGGCACTTCATGGCCAACGCCCTCGACGACGTCCGCGAGATCCTGAAGCGGGTCGAGGGTGAGCTCATCAAGCCGAGCACCTCGCCGGAGAAGCCGGCCGAGCCGCGCCGCTGGCGCGCCGGCGACCCCGAGCCCGAGATCGGCACCACGGTGCTGCGCCGCGGGGACAGGTACGTCCGTGGCCGCGACGGATGGCGCCGCGCTGACCTGCACACCGGCTACGGCACCTGGGACCTGATGACCGACGGTATTTGCGAGCTCGTCGAGGTGGTGGGCACCGATGGCTGAGATCCTGCCGCCCCCGCTGACCGCCAAGCTCGACATCGCCCGGGCCGCCGAGCTCGGTGTCACCGCCACTGAGGCCAAGCACCTCCAGCAGCTCGCATCCGGCTGGACCCACGCCGAGATCGCCGCCAGCGCGTGGATCACCCCCAACGCGGCGGGCACGCGGCTCTGGCGGCTGTGGAGCCGACTCGGCCTGCGCAGCAGCCAGCAGCTCATCGCCTGGGCCTACGAGAACCGTGTGCTGGTGGTGCCCCGTGCCTGAGCGAATCCAACGGCAGCGCACCAAGGGCTGGCGGATGCCCAAGAACACCGTCTACGTCGGACGCGGCAGCAAGTGGGGAAACCCGTGGATCGCCGGCAAGGTCTACATCCTCACCGGTCCCCAAGCTGGCAAGTATGCCGACCGCGCCGATGTGGTCCGCATGTTCCGCAACACCCTGCGGATGCGGAACGCCGGCCCAGTAATCGAGCAGATCAAGGCCGAGCTCGCCGGAAAGAACCTCGCCTGCTGGTGCCCGCTGATCGACGAGAACGGCAAGAAGGTTCCCTGCCACGCCGACGTGCTGCTGCGCATCGCCAACCAGGAGGTGCCCGATGGCAGCCGCGCTTGAGACCGGTGCGGTCATCATCGCCGGCATGGCGTTGTGCTGGGCCGCGATCGGCCTCGTCGCCGTCGTGCGCCACTTTGGAGATGGTGACCGTGCCTGACTGGCTCATCGCCCTGGCTCTGATCGCTTCCACGGTCGTGATCATCGTCGACATCCTCGCCGACAGGAGGTCGTGATGATCGCCCAGACCATCGGCTACTGCGCCGCCGGCATCTGCCTGCTCTGCCTCGTCGGCCTGTTCACCATCCGCGTGCTCTGGCCCGCCCAGGACGGCACCCACGCCAAGAAGGCCAAACACCGCGACGACGGCCAAGTGCACGGCGGGGCCGGCAGCCCCGGGCACGACGAAGAACTCCGGGCGCTCCGGATCATCCACACGGCGGCCGAGCGCCGGCGCGAGCCGGACACCGGCGAGATGGCCGATCTGGTCGGCGCCGACGACGAGCCCAGCTCCTGACCACCGCGCCGGCCCGGCGGGTACCCGGGCCGGCGCATCACCACTGAACCACAAGGAGGTGACCACGATGGACCTCACCGGCGATCCCCTCACCGACGCCGTTCTCCCGGCCGCCATGGCGATCGTATGGGCCGTGCGCGAGGCCAGCCCGGTCGCCGTCGCACAAGCCCTCACCGAAGCCATCACGGCCGCCGGCGACCACAGCCAGCACGCCCTGATCATCGTCCTCGCGGCCATGGTGCCCGACGACCTCGCACCATCCGACCTCCTCGCCTGGCGCTCCAACCCCACCGAGTACCTCCGGCTGCGCGAGGCCGGCGTCGGTGCGTTCGCCGCGGCGAGGCTCGCGAAAGGCAGCACCGCAGCATGACCTCCGCGTTCGGCCCGATCCGGTGGGCAAAGAGCGTCCCGGCGATCCGGCGCGCCGATGGCCGCGTCGACAGCACCGCCCACCACGTGCTATTGGCGCTGGCCACCTACGCCCACCGGGACGGCACCGGTGCCCGGCCATCGGTCGAGACGCTGGCCGAGGACTGCCGCCTCACCCCGCGCTACGTGGCGGACGCGATCAAGCGGATCGCCGCGGCCGGGTTGATCTCGGAGATGGCCCGGCTGGACGGTGGCATCACGGTGTGGCGGCTGCACCTCGACGTGATCGACTCGGGACCGTCCGTAGTGGAGAGTCAGCAGGCTCGTCGCCGCGCGCTGGCCGCCGAGCGTCAGCGGAAGCATCGCGAGCGCAAGGCGAGTAACGCTCCCGCACGGCGTGACGTCACGCTCCCGCACGGCGTGACAGATGAGGGTGTGTCACGCCGTGCCACGGCGTCACGTAACGCCGTGGACAGCGTTACGTCACGCCGTGCGGCGGCGTTAGTCACGCCCCCACGAGCGTCACAACCGCAGGTCACACCGCATGCAACTGCCCTTGAACTGCCAGTAGAACTGCCAAAAGAACTATCTCCTGCTCCGCAGGAGACGAGTGACGCTGACGCGTTCGACGCGTTCTGGGCCGCCTACCCACGCAAGATCGGCAAGGGCCAAGCCCGCACCGCCTGGGCCAGAGCCGTCAAGCGTGCCGACCCCGCCACGATCATCGCCGCCGCCAACGAGTTCGGCATCGAACGCGGCAACCAGGACCCCAAGTTCACGCCCTACCCGGCCACGTGGCTCAACGGCGAACGCTGGACCGACGAGCCCGCCAAGCCCCAACTCCGCGTCGTCGGCGAACACCGCCCCTGGGGCGGCTACGACGACCAGTCCGTCTACGACGAGGACATCTGATGATCACGCCGCTGATCGACCTCGCGGCCGAGTTCCCCGACCTCGACCCGCACTGGATCCGCACCAACGCCGACAACGCCGACACCGCGCTGGCCAAGATCCCGCCCCGCTACGCCGACGCGCTCGCCGACGACCCTGACGTTCTCGCCTGGGCCGTCGCGCTCTGCCGCACCGCCGCCAAGACCGCCCGGGCCTACAACCCCCGCGTCGCCACCGGCGGATCCCTGCTCCTGCTCGGCCCCGTCGGCACCGGCAAGACCCACCAGGCGTTCGGCGCCATCCGCCAGATCGTCCACACCGGAGTCGCCTGCTCGTGGGCCGCCGTCACCGCCGCCGACCTCTTCGGCCAGCTACGACCCCGCGAACGCGGCAACCCCGAAGCCGTCATGGACCGGTACTCGCGGATCCCGTTGCTGCTGCTCGACGACCTCGGCGCGGCCAAGGCGTCCGAGTGGACCGAGGAGGTCACCTACCGCGTGATCAACCACCGGTACGAGCACCAGCTGCCCACGATCGTCACCAGCAACCTCGGCGGCGGCGACCTCCGGACCGGGCTCGGCGAGCGCATTGCGTCCCGGCTCGCCGAGATGGCGAAGCGCGTGGCTCTCAAGGGCACCGACCGCCGACGCGTAACCCGGCCGCCGCAGGCCGATTAAGAACCCACCGTGCGCCCGCCCAGCGCGACGCACGAGACGATTGGAGACCGTCCGTGATGGACGAGACCGGAGACACCCCAAGCGAGCCGCAGAGAGGCGCTCAGCCCGAAATCAACTTCAACCTGCTCGCCCGGCTCCGCACCAAGCCCCACCCGCACATCCGCGACGTCACGCTCCCACCGGAGGCCGACCCATTCGGCGGCTGGGGCGAACTGCACAACCAGGTCAAGGCGTCCCACCACCTCCTCGACATCGCCGGCATCCCCAACGCCAAGGGCGACAAGGGCGACCTCGACGCCCGCACCTGGCAGCTCGTGGTCAAGGCCCAGCAGTTCGACGGCTACCTCGACCGACTCCGGACCTGGCACTCCCGCGAGACCGCCGAGGCCGGCATGGTCGGCACGCTGTGCGCCGAATGCGAGACGCACTGGCCCTGCGACACCATCCGCCTCCTCGACGGCGAGGACGTGTCATGACCGCCCCCGTCGACCGCGCCAAGCAGGGCCGCGCCAACCGCAATCGCGGAGCCACCGCCGAACGCCGCGTCGCCACCTACCTCCGCGACAACGGCTTCCCCGGAGCCGAACGCGCCATTCGGTCCGGCTGGGTCGGCCAGACCCGGCAGATCGCCGACCAAGGTGACATCACCGGCACGCCCGGCATCGTCTGGCAAGTCAAGGACTGCCAGCGCGAGAACATCCGCGGCTGGCTCGCCGAAACCGAGCAACAGCGGCACGCCGCCAACGCCGTGATGGGCCTACTCGTCGTCCGCCAGCGCGGAGCAGCCAACCCCGGACGCTGGTGGTGCTGGCTCGACCTCGGCACGCTCTTCGACTTCGTCGGCGCTGCAACGTGGGCCGGCGTCGGCCGCCAGCTCGAACGCGAACCGGTCCGGCTGGAACTCGGCCCGGCGGTCGAGCTGCTCCGAATCCGCGGCTACGGCGACCCGGTGGTGACCGAGTGACCGGCCTGGGCCGGTGGCTCGCCGGCATCCTCAATGCCCACATCGAGCGCCACAACGTCGAGCCGCCACCGAGACGGCCGCTCGCGACCGCCGCGCCGCGCGAGCACGGCAACGACACCGTCGACCTCAGCCACCTCGGCGTCACCGTCGAACAGGCCGCCGAAGTGCTCCGCCAACGCGTCGCAGACCTCGTCACAACGCGCACGGCCCTGCTGGCGGGCGAGCATCCACCGGCCCACAGCGAACCGGTGACCGTGCGGTGCTGCTGGGCGTGCGGCGACCCCAGGGGCTTCCATGCCGTGCACCGGCCGTGCTGGAACGTGCCGACGTTCACGCGCAACGCCGACCAGGTCCAGCGCACCTACGGCGCCGGGGGGCTGCTGTGACCGCGCGCCTGATCGAGCCGAACGCCTGCACCTGGTGCGACATCGGCCAACGCGAACACCTCCAGCGCTGGACCAGGTCGGCCGGCTGGCACACCTGGGCCGCGCCCACCGACGAGCAGCGCCTGGAGCGAATGCTCGCCCGCCGCGTACGGAGAACGACATCATGACCGAACTGCTGAACCGCCTGCTGGTCCGATTTGGACTGCTGCTCGTGCCGACCCCTCCGTCGTCCAAGACGCTGCGCAGCCAGGCCGGGCGCGCCGAGATGCACCGCCACGGGCAGGGCGAGAACTTCGCCGAGTGGTCCGCTGGAGCTGACTGGATCCGACAGGCAGCTGCCATCAGCGACGAGGCATGGCACTACCGCCGAGCGGCGCTGATCAAGAACTGGCGCTGTCGATGCGGCAAAAGGCTGAGCGAGCCTGGCGGTGGCTGCGCCTGGCATGTCAACAACCGGGCCCAGGCGCTCGCCGGCGAGGCCACCGAGGAGCAGTGCCGATGACCAACCATCCGACCTGCGCCGTCGACGGCCGGCCTGTCCACGACGACCGCGGCCACCTCTGCCCCGCCTGCTGGGCCGATTTGGACCACGACCTGGCCGACGTGCCCGAGCTGGTGCACGACCTCGAGCGCCTCCTGGCCGGCCTCACTCGCACCGGTGGCAGTCCGATCGGGATCGTCGTGCGGGCCGAGAAGGGACTCGGGTTCGATGAGCGCGCCGGCGACCTGCTGCGCGAGCTGCACAACACGCTCGGCGGCTGGGTCCGCGTGCTGTGCGAGGACAACGCGCTGCCCGTCGACATGCGCGACGACACCGCCGTGCTGGCCGGGTGGCTCGGTCAGCACGAGTGGGAGATCCGGCGGCACGAGGCGGCAGGGGACCTGTGGCGGGAGGTGCACAAGCTGGCTGAGAGGGCGCGCAAGACCGTGACGCCCAAGGGGCCGCGGGTCTACCTCGGACAGTGCTCGGTGCCGCTCGACGACTCCGACGAGCCTGAGCTGTGCGACCGGGACCTGTACGCGCTGGCCGACTGGCGCTCGGTGACGTGCCCGCAGTGCGGCATCACGCACCAGGCCGGCGAACGGCGTGAGGTCATGCTGAACGCCGTCGCCGACCAGCTCGCCACCGCCGCGGAATGCTCCCGAGCGCTCACCGCTGTGACCGGCGTGGAGGTGTCGGTCAACACCATCCGCAGCTGGGCCGCGCGCGGCAAGCTGGCGCAGCACGCCCCCCGGGAAGGGGAGCGCTGGCCGCGCTACCGCGTCGGCGACGTCGAACAGCTGTTGAAGGGCCTCGCGACGCGCCGACCAGCCTGATTGCAAACCGCGCCCACCTCGTGCAATGCTCTGATCATCCACAGTGCGCGATCTCGGCCTTTGAGCCTCGCGCGCCTGGGAAAGGACTTCGATGGCTAGGGCCATCTGGGCTACCTCGGCCCGACATCCCGACAGGACACTCTGCTCCTGGGGACGGTGCGAGCGCCTCGTCGACGTGGACGTGCCGATCTGTCGGCATCACCTCCTCAAGGCGTGGGCCATCGTGCAGGCCACCATGCAGGACCTGGTGAATACGCCGATCGAGCCGGTACCCAAGCCACAGGGCTATGTCTACTTCGTACGGTTCCGCGATCGGATCAAGATCGGGTACACGACGAACATGATCAGCCGCATGGACGCCGTCCCGCACGAAGAGATCCTCGCCGTGCACCCCGGCACCATGCGCGACGAGAAGCGCTGCCACGAGGCGTTCGCGCACCTGCGCGAGAACGGCGAGTGGTTCCGCATCGAGCCCGACTTGCTCGCGTTCATCGAGGACGTCGCCCGGAAGGCCAGCTGACCAACTTGGTGGACCTCGACTTCCACGACTGCAACTCGGGCAAGCAGGTTGGCAAGACCTCGCAGACCGAAGATGCCACCCACGTCACCCACTACAGCTGGGCCGAGTACTACTGCACCGTGTGCGGCAAACTCCAGTTCATCGACGACCACGCGCCCACGCGGGTCGCCAAGAATCAGTGAGCACGAAGCCCCAGCCGACCTGAGAACGGCTGGGGCTTCCGCACGTTCAGACCCTAAGGAGGCGGCCCCCGTGGACATCGACCCGAACGCCTGGCGCGCCCGCCACGAACGCATGGGCCGCGTCAACTACGAGGCATACGCCGAGCAGGTCGGTGGCGTCAGCGTCGCTGGAGACCCGCTGCCCACCTGGGACGAGATGACCGAACAGAACCAGGCCATCGCGCTGGCGTGGCAGCACGGGGCCATGGCCGTCGTGCGCGCCAACGAGGCCGAGCAGCGTGACGCTCAGACTGGACCCGCGTGATGGCCACCTTCCGCGACATCCTGCTGCCGTTGGCCGTGCTGCTGCTCGGCCTCGCGATGCTCATCCCCAAGGCGAGCCAGATGCTCGCGATCGCCGGCACGATCCTCGCCGGCGTCGACGTCGTCCTGGTGCTGCTCGCCGCTTGACCGAGGGAGGTGTCATGGCCCTCCAGATGGTCACCGTCACCGGCACCCTCAAGCACCTTGACGGCCGCGCGCAGGCCGGCCGCGTCGAGTTCGCCCTGCCCTACACGCTCGTCGACCCCGCCGGCCACACCCTCTGGTCCGATCGGGCCGTGGCCGCCGAGCTCGACGGCACCGGCGCGTTCAGCGTGCAGCTGCCCGCTACCGACTCGGCCGGCGTCTCGCCGACGAACTGGACCTACACCGTCACCATCGCCACCGACGGCAGCAGCGACGCCCCGTTCCAGTGCCTCCTGCCGGCCAGCCCAAGCAGCGTGCACCTCGATGAGCTCGTCCGCGTCGACGTGCCGCCCACCGTCGGCGTGTGGGTGCCCGTCAGCGCGCTCGGCAACAGCGTCGCCACGCTCGTTGGCGGCAAGGTGCCGCTGAGCCAGCTCCCGGCCAGCTCCGGTGGCGGCGTCGAAGCCGTGCACGCCAACCCCGACGGCACGATCGTCGTCGACGTCACCGACCCGGCCAATCCGATCGTCGGTGTCGGCACCATCGCCACCGGCAAGGTGTCCACCCTGGACACCCAGCTCGCCGCCAAGGCGGACCTGGTGGGCGGCAAGGTCCCGCAAGCACAGATCCCCGCCGTCGCCCTCACTGACTTCCTCGGCGCCGTCGCCAGCCAAGCCGCGATGCTCGCGCTCACCGGCCAGCGCGGCGACTGGTGCACCCGCACCGACCTCGGCACCGACTGGCAGCTGATCGCCGACGACCCGACGCAGCTGGCCAACTGGCGTGAGCACGTCTACCCGGCCAGCCCCGTGCAGTCGGTCGCCGGCCGCACCGGCGCGGTGACACTGACCAAGGCGGACGTCGGCCTGTCCAGCGTGGACAACACCGCGGACACCGCCAAGCCCGTCAGCACCGCGCAGGCCACGGCCATCGCGGCCAAGTACGCACTCCCGGTTGGCGGCATCCCGCAGTCCGATCTTGCCGCAGCCGTCCAGACGTTGCTGGGGCTGGCCAGCTCGGCGCTTCAGGTGGCGCCGGCCGACCCGGCGGCGATGGCGTACGACTGCCACGCCGCCAACTTCGACCCCGCGGCCGAACCGCAGAACAGCACGATCAACGAGCAGTGGTTCATGCGGATCCTGGTCCGGGCCGGCCGGCAGATCAACCTGGTGAAGACGTTCGTCCGCGTGGCCGGCACAGCGGGCGCCGGCGGCCTCAACGGGTTCGCGCTCTACAGCGACGACTTCTCGACGCTGCTGTGGAACTCGGTCTCTGACGACACGATGTGGCTGGCCGCTGGCGAGATCTCCAAGGCCGTCACCGGCACCGTCGTGGGCATGACCAACCGCACGCCCACAGTGGACACCTGGCTGCACGTCGGCCTGTCCGCCCGCGGCCACACGGCCGCACCGTCCTTCCCGTTCGGCAACTTCGCCGGCTCCAGCACGCTCACCGACGCCGGCCACTTCCGGTGCCGCTACCGCGCGTCGGGGTACAGCGCATGGCCGGCGAGCATCAACCCCAACGTCGACTTGGCCGGCGTCACCGGCTTCATGCCGGCCGTGCTCATCGGCTGAAGGTTGACCCAAGCACCCCCAAGGAAGGGCCCGGCCGCTACCGATCCGGGATCGCGCGACCAGGCCGAGGCGTGATCGTCCTCGGCCTGGTCGAAGGCGAATGTCGCGCCATTAGATCCTGAACGGAGTCAGCGTGACCGTCCACATCGAGCACCTGCCCGAGCGGCGCATCGACGTGCGCCAGGGCGTGCTATCAGAGTCCGACGACTTCATCGGCCGGCTCGGCCGCCACGTCGAGCACGACGAGCGCTCCCTGGCCTACGCCGTCGAGCACATCGTCGACGAACTCCTCCCGCCCAAGACGGTGTCCTGGCGGCGCTGGTCGCCGATCCTCGACCAGGGCGACCTCGGCAGCTGTACCGGCAACGCGCTAACCGGCGCGCTGGCCTGCGAACCGTTCTGCACCATCCCGACCGAGGCCGGCCAGTTCAACGAGGCCTTCGCCGTCTCGCTGTACTCGCACGCGACCGCCATCGACGGCATCCCCGGCCAGTACCCGCCCGACGACACCGGCAGCAGCGGCCTCGCCGTGTGCAAGGTGGCTAAGTCGATGGGCCTGATCGGCAGCTACCACCACGCGCTCACCGTGAGCGGACTGCTGCACGCGTTGCAGCTCGGGCCGGTCATCATCGGTGCCCCGTGGTACGAAGGCTTCGACCGCCCCGACGAGCACACCGGCGCAGTCGAGATCGGCGGCGCGATCCGCGGCGGCCATGAGTTCCTGGTACGCGCCTACCAGCACGGCCCGACCGAGGCCGACAGCTGGCTGATCGCCGACAACTCGTGGGGCAGCAGCTGGGGCGTCAAGGGCCAGTTCCGCTTCTCCGTCGCCACCTGGCGCACGCTCGCCGCCAACCAGGCGGACGTCACCATCCCGCAGAAGTAGAGGAGCCCGTCATGACGGCGACCCCGCTCACCGTGACCCAGATGGACCACAAGACCGCGCTCAACATCACCCTCGCCGACACGCCCGGCACCAACGCCGACAACGTCAACGGCAACAGCATCGCCAACGGCGGCAAGGTCCTGCTCGTCATGAACAACACCGGCGGCAGCTCGGCCACCGTGTCCGTCGCCTACGGCAGCACCTACGACGGCCAGACGGTCCCCGCGCTCCAGTTCACCATCCCGGCCGGCAAGGTCAGCCAGGCGCCGCTCGGCACGCCGGCGCAGTTCGGGCAGTCCACGCTCGTCACCGCCTCGGCCAGCACGGTGAAGCTCGCCGCCTACGCGATGCCGTGAGGATCACCATGCCTGCCAAGCGCTACCGCAAGAAGCCGGTCGAGATCGAGGCCATGCAGTTCACCGACCTCGACTCGTACATGGCCATCGTGGATTGGTACAAGGTCACCAACACCAGCACGCTCAGCGTCGACGAGGCGCTCGCCTTCCGCACGCCGCTCATGCTCATCCAGACGCTCGAAGGAACGATGGCCGCCAACCCGGGCGACTGGATCATCCGTGGCGTCAAGGGCGAGTTCTACCCGTGCAAGCCGGACATCTTCGAGGCCACCTACCAGGAGGTCGCACCCGGCGAGATCACGGGCCGCGTCACCATCGCCTAGCGACTGGATCACTGGGGTGTTCGTAACGGGAGGTGCGATGCGAGATCGCGCCAGGATTTACCGGCACGCCGACGGCAAGTGGCGGGCCATCCGACCCGGCTACGGATTCAACACCCCCGAGGAATCCTCGCCCCTGGATTCGCATGCCGCCGCAATCGCCTGGCTCGACGGATGCAGGACCAGTAGCGAGTCGGGCAGCTACGAGCTCAGCGGCCAGGTGCACGACGCCATCGGCAGCCTGTCGATGTGGACCCCGCTCTGGCCGCAGCACTGGCCCTGATGGCCCGGGCACCGCGCTCATGCAGCAAGTGCAAGCGCCCCATCCCGCCCGGCCAGGTCTGCCTCGCGTGCCGACGAGAGCAGGACCAGCAACGGGACGCCGTGCGGTACGCAGACGGCGCTGCCCTCGCAGCATGGCGACACGTCTCAGCAGCATGGCTACGTGAGCACCCGTGGTGTGTCGGCTACCGCCGACCCTGCCACCGACCAGCCACACAGGTCGACCACATCGACGGATGCGGGCGCACCGGCAAGCGGGCGCTCGACCCCACCAACCTCCAGTCCCTGTGCCAGTCCTGCCATAGCCGCAAGACCGCCATCGAGGACGGTGGGTTCGGCAACCCGATGCGGTGACGCAGCGTGACAGCGTGGCTGTCAATACCCCATCCGGGTGAACCTGAGATGATCATCTAAATCGGACATAACCACCCCTACCGGGGGTGCACCCCCGATCATGAAAAACCCCATCCCGCGTGTGAGGGCTCTCGCGGTGTGTACGGGTTCCGAAACACGCCTTGAAACGCTCGCTGGCCGCCGCAATGGCGTCCGGACGTCCGGTCCGCAACGGGCCAGATTGGTAGCGGTGAGTCATGCCTGGACCGCCCCCGAAGCACCCTTCCCAGCGTCGCCGGCGCAACGCCGCGCCGCAGTTGACGCAGCTGCCCGCCGAGGGCCGGCAGGGCGACGTGCCCGAGTGGCCGCTCGGCCCCGACATCGAGACCCACGCGCAGCTGCAGGTGGCGCGCGACAAGGTCGAGGACCTGCAGTACCAGTACGACGAGGGCAAGCCGGTCGGCGGCCGGCTGACCAAGGCGCAGGAGCGCGTCGCGGTGCTGCAGCACATCGTCGAGATCCAGGCCGAGGCCGAGCTGCAGCTGTGGGCGAAGTTGTGGGCAACGCCGATGGCTGCGGCGTGGGAGCGGCTGCGGTTCGTCGACGAGGTCGCGTTGTACGTCCGGCATCAGGTGCTGGCAGCCAACGGCAACATGAAGGCGGCTGTGGAGGCGCGGCAGCGCGGTGACCGGCTGGGCCTGTCGAATCTGGCGCTGCTGCGGCTGCGCTGGGAGATCTCGGCCGATGAGGTCGGCGAGCGGCGCGCCGAAGCTGCGGCCGAGCCGGCGGCGAAGGCGCCGCGGACCCGGTTCAAGGTCGTCGACGCCTCGGCGGGCTGAGATGCCGTGGCGGGGCCCGGACTACGCGGGCGAGTTCCCGTCGTTGGGCTGGGCCATTGCGGACTGGATCGAGTACTTCTGCGTCATCTCGGACGGCGACCACATCGGCGAGCCGTTCAAGCTCACGCAGGAGATGGTGACCTTCTTGGTGCACCACTACCGGCTCAAGCCGACGGCTAACGAGCGATCGCCGCGTACCGCGTGGGTCAATCGGCGGTCGCAGCTCGTGCGGCCGCAGAAGTGGGGCAAGGGCCCGTTCTCGGCGGCGATCACGTGCGCCGAGGCGACCGGGCCGGTGGTGTTTGCCGGCTGGGACGCCGCCGGCGAGCCGGTGGGCCGCGAGTGGCCAACGCCGCACATCCAGATCACCGCGGTGAGCGAGGACCAGACCGACAACGTGTGGCGCGTGCTCCAGCCGATGATCGAGCTTGGCCCGCTGGCCGACGACATCCCGGACACCGGCCTGGACCGGATCAACCTGCCGTCGGGTGGAGTGATCGAGCCGGTCACCGCGTCGGCGCAGTCCCGCCTCGGCCAGCGCATCACGTTCGTGGTGCAGGACGAGACGCACTCGTGGAACGAGCGCAACCGCATGGTGCGCCTGGCCGACACGCAAAAGCGCAACCTGTCCGGCACCGGCGGCCGCCTGATCGAGACGACGAACGCATACGACCCCAGCGAGAACTCGGTGGCGCAGCTGACCGCCGAGACGCCGCGGCCGGACGTCCACGTCGACCACGTGCTCGCACCGGCGAACCTGTCGATTCACAACAAGCGTGAGCGCCGCAAGGTGCTCAAGAAGGTCTACGGCGACTCGTGGTGGGTGGACCTGGACCGGATCGACGCCGAGATCGAGGAGTTGGTGCTCCGGGATCCGGCGCAGGCGGAGCGGTTCTACCTGAACCGGATCGTCACCGGCGAGCGGCAGTGGATCGCGCCTGAAGTGTGGTTGCCACTAGCGCAGCCCGGCCAGCTGGCGGACGGCGAGGAGATCGCGCTCGGCTTCGACGGCTCGATCAACGACGACTGGTCGGCGCTGGTGGCCTCGCGGATCTCGGACGGCTGGATCACGCCGCTCGAGGTGTGGCGGCCACCGCCCGGCGCGGCGCCGGGCACGTGGCAGGTCGATACCCGTGGTGTGCGTGCGGCTGTGCGGGACGCGTTCTCGCGGTACCGGGTGGCGTTGCTGTACGCGGACCCGCACGAGTACCGCTCGGAGATCGGTGACTGGGCCGAGGAACACGGCGAGGGCGACCTGGCGCGGGTGCGGGAGTTCGACACCCACTCGGCCGGCAAGATCGGGCCGGCCGTGGACCAGTTCAAGGCCGACGCGATGACCGGCCGGTTGCCGCACGACGGTGACGAGTTGCTGAACCTGTGCGTGGCCAACGCCCGAACGGCCAAAAGAGGCAGGTACACGGTGATCGAGAAGGAAGCGCCGAGGTCGCCGAAGAAGATCGACGTGGCGATGTCGGCTGTCATCGCCTATCAGGCCCGCAACGACGCGATCGAGCTCGGCTTGGCCGGGACGCAGGAGTACGGCGTGTACTCGTCCAGCAACTGGTGAGGGGGCACTAACGGTGGCGCTCACCAAGGACCAGGCGATCACGCTCGTGACGAGCATGTCGAACAAGCTGCGGGCGCGGGCCGGCGAGATCGAGGTGACCCGCAACGCCTACGAGAGCGATTTGCCGCTGGCGTTCGCGTCGCCGGACTTCCGCCGGTTCTTCGCCGCACGGTTCGAGGGCTTCAGCGACAACTGGGTGCCGGTAGTGGCCGACAGCCCGACGGAGCGGCTGAAGCCCATCGGGTTCCGTATGCCTGGCGCGAAGGCCAGCGAGCTCGACGACGATCTGTGGCGGGTGTGGCAGATCAACGGGTCCGACGCGGACTGTGGCCTCGCGTTCCTGGACGCCATTATCGGGCGCCGGGCGTTCGCGATGGTGTGGGGCAACGACGCCGAGCCGGACACGCCCGAGATCACGTTCGAGTCGCCGTCGGAGGCGATCGTCGCCTACGAGCCGGGGTCCCGCCGCAAGCGCAAGGCCGGCCTGAAGTTGTGGCGGGACATCGACGCGCAACTGGAGTTCGCGACCCTGTACCTGCCGGACCAGATCTGGCGGTTCCAGCGGCCGACGGCGCGCTACCCGGACACGCAGCTGTACCTTCCGCCGGCAGTGCTGGCGGACTTCGGTCAGTGGCAGCTGCGGGACGATCCGGACGAGCCGATGAACCCGAAGCCCAACCCGTTGGGCGTGGTGCCGTTGGTGGAGCTGCCGAACCGGCCGCTGCTGGCACGGGAACCGATCAGCGATGTGCACGGCGTGCTCGCCATGCAGCACGCGATCAACCTGCTATGGAGCGAGTTGTTCACCGCAGCCGACTTCGCGTCGTGGCCGCAGCGCGTGGTGATGGGCCAGGCGCAGCCGAAGGTGCCGATCCTCAACGACCAGGGCCAGAAGATCGGTGAGCGGCCGATCGACATCGACAAGCTGTCGATCGACAAGCTGCTGTGGCTGGAGAACCCGCAGGCGAAGGTCGCCGAGTGGCAGGCCGCGTCGCTGAGCATCTTCACCGACGTGATCGAGGTCGCGGTCGGCCACATCGCTGCCCAAACCCGCACGCCACAGCACTACCTGATCGGCAAGATGGCGAACCTGTCCGGCGACGCCCTGAAGGCCGCCGAGACCGGCCTGGTGAAGAAGTGCGAGGAGAAGCAGCTCTACTTCGGCCAGGCGTTGCGGGAGACGTTCTCCCTCGTTGCGCTCGCCCAGGGCAACAAGGCCAAGGCCAAGGCGGTGCTGGGCGGCACGCTGCGGTGGAAGGACGCCGAGTCGCGCTCGGAGTCGCAGATGGCCGATGCGCTGCTGAAGCTCAAGCAGATCGGCTTCCCGGTGCAGTTCCTGGTCGAGCGGTACGGCCTGGAGTCACCGGAAGTCGAGCGGGTCATGCAGATGATCGCCGACGAGAAGCAGTCGGACGCCGAGGCGATGCTGAACGCGGCCACGGCCGGGCTCGGCGCGAAGGCCGCGCCGGCGGACCCGCTGGCCACTGACGTTCAGGCGCCTGTCGCCGGCGAACTGGTGACGGCCGGTGCCGGCGGCTGACGCCGTCGTCGCGGCGCACTATGCGGAGCAGCAGCGGTTGGCCAGGGCCGTGCTCGCCACAGTCCTGCCGCGGTGGCCGTCCACGGTGGACAACCTGCCGCTGCGCTACGGCGGCCTGCTGCCATTGCTGTTGGCGTCGCTTACCGCGGGCCAGTTGCTCGCCGCGACGTCGGCGGACGACTACACGGCCACGCTGCTCGGTGCCGGCGACCGGCCGCCGGCCGCGCCGGTGGATCCGGTGCTGTTGGCCGGGACGGCGTCGGACGGCCGGGAGCTGGTGTCGCTGCTGCTATCGCCGCTGATCGACATGCAGACGGCGGTCCGGGCCGGCCTGGCCGCTGCTGATGCGCTGGAGCGGGGCCGGGAGAGCTTCACGCAGATCGTGGCCACGCAGGTAGCCGACGCGGGTCGTGTGGCGGTGGGCATGGCGACGGTGTCGCACGGCGCGGCCGGCTACATCCGCGTGCTGGTCCCGCCGTCGTGTGCGCGGTGCGCGGTGCTGGCCGGGAAGTTCTTCCGCTGGAACCGGGGCTTCCAGCGGCATCCGCGGTGCGACTGCCGGCACCGCCCGGTCGGTTCGGCCGAGGCCGACATGGCCCCGGACCCGAAGACCTACTTCGACAGCTTGTCCCGCGAGCAGCAGGACAAGGTGTTCACCGCGGCCGGCGCGCAGGCGATCCGGGACGGCGCGGACATCAGCCAGGTGGTGAACGCACGCCGCGGTATCAGCACGGCGAGCGTTGGCGGCCGGGACATCCTGCACACGACGGAAGGCGTCACGCGGCGCGGCTGGTACGCGGCCGTGCAGCAGGCCCTGGATCCTCTCGTCCGCTTCGACAAGACGCCGGCCAGCCGCGTCCAGCGGTCACGGCGGCCGCGGCTGATGCCCGAGCAGATCTACTCGCTTGGGCTGGGCCGGGAAGAGACCCAGCGCCTGCTGACGCGCAACGGTTACTTCCTCGATGCCTCAACGGATGTCGAGGGCCGGCACGCGCTGGAGCGCATCGCGCGTCAGCTGCTGGCGCAGTGAGCACGGCGGCCGCAATGGCCGCCGCTGAACCCCGCAACGGGAGAACGCATGTCCGAGGAGCAGCAGAACGAGGGCGCCGGTGACGGCTCGGAGAACGGCCAGCAGGTCGGGGCCGAGCAGGAAGGCGG